TATATCCTACAGTTTTACTACTATCAGAAGACCCTATAGAAGAATATACACTTCCTCCAGCATTTTTAAAACTTTTTAATCCAGTTAACTCCATGACATTCTATATTTAGTTACTACATATTGCAATGAGAAGTCAGTAGAGTTACTGTTAGAAGATATTTCACATTGCATTGTTTTACCTCGCATTCTATCACCATAAGAACTACCAGCATTCCTTGGGATATCTAAGCGGAAATCGTATTCTCTATTTGTTATTTGATTACCATGAGCAGTACTATGTTGTTTAAGAGGAGTATAGAAATCAAATATTATGTTGTTTAAATTATCTCCTCCATAAAATCTGCCTCCAAATGTAGATATATCAAATACCTTAGGATATTGAGCATTACTGTTTACAACATATTGTATAGACGGGTTGGCTGCGTTACCAAACCATGTAGCATTTTGCGGCTATTCTATAGACATTCTGTATATATCATTGTTGTTATTATAATACAACCTGTCATCAACTACAGCTCTATATGTAGGATCGAACGAATATACAGAAGTAAAACATTGAGTTTGTTCATTATATACTATAGAACCGTCATTTACAACACTTGCTATCATCTCGTTGAACTTATTATCGTAACTCAAACTTGGATGTTGAACAGACTCATTGTTATTTATATATGATCTAACGTTCTTAATCTTAGTTAACGGGCTAAGTTCTGTTCCACCAGCGTATGACAATATCTCCTTATTATTACCATCCCAGAAGTATTGAGTATTGTTAGATTGCACTTCTGCTTCATATTGATTTTGCAGCATGCCGTACACAGTAGATACATAATCGTATCTAGATAATACATCTCCTGTACCGAGTATAATTTGATTGTCAGACAAGTCGTTTAATACAGTACGCTCATTTATACTCAATATTCCCGTAGCATTATTTTGCCAGTATAACATAGTGTCTTTGAACAATCTCATATTTGTTATACTACCAAACCTACTATCTACATCTAGGAAATCTAATGGCCTAAAGTTTAACCAATTGTCTATATGTTCTCCATTAGTCTTAGGCTGAGAATGATGTACTCTAGTATCACAGTTTGAAGTATCTATTTCAGTATACTTTGTAGCACTATATGTCATTGCATTCGGAGAAGCATTGTATGCAGTGTTGTACAAATATGCATCTTTACTCTGCGTAAATCCATTTGTTATAGCAGCTGCCTTATCCTATACATAATATTTAGATCCGCTTTCTAGTTTATTATATGTATCTCCCCACGTGGCAGTAAGATCTATATCAGATTCTACAGGTATCATATATATGCCGGCCTATCTTACTCCAGCAGGCATATTTGGTTCATACCAAGCGTGGGAGGCATGATAGACGAATAAACTAGGATAACAATCTCCATCGAACACTTTAATAGTTTGTCCACTGGTAGCCATGTTTCCGTGAGATATATATGTACTAGTTTTTATAGTGCCGTAACCTCCGTATGGAATTCTACCAGTTCTTCTTAATCTTATTAATGGGAATGATAATGTTGATGTATTTACATTATCTCTGTAATATCTCCACGAAGAAACCTTCATTGGTTTATCTAGATGAATTACTATACATTTTCCAGTACTTCCTGTTGGGTATAACACAGGATATCTTTTTGTTATTCCTGGAATAGTCGCAATTTCTGGTAGAGTTCCTCCTATAGCAGAAACCGAAGTTATCATTGCTGTATATGTATCGTTGTCATATATAGTATCTTCATTTTTCATATGCCCAACAGGATCAGAAACGCCTAACAACAAAGGTGATCCCCAACATGAATATGTAGTACCAGACCCAACTGGAATTATATCATTGGCCCAGTTAGTTTTATTTTCATCAGATCCTACGAAATTATCAAAGGATGGTACGGTAGGATATCCGATATCTTTTATACTAAACGTTACTTGGTTTAAGCCATCTTTGTTTATAAATCCTGCCAAACCAACATATGCAGATATAGTATTTCTATCTCCGTTCATTACGGTTTCACTTATCAACCGATCTTGTTCAGAAATATTATTATGTAGTACACCTCGATAAGCATTTAATACAGCGCTACCCAATATATAACACCATACATCTTGTACATTAGATATAGATGTAGAGTCTATATTATTTCTTACAAATTTAGGTATAAAATTGGCATCTATAAATACTGCGCCGTTAGTTAGATCCGCATTTTTTGTACCTATTCCTAAAGCTTTGTACGGAGGTTGTACATTAGAATTACTCGGTTTATTATCCTATACCCAACTATTTACACCGAGGGCATCATTATTTATAGTGATACTTTGTGCTACATGATTGTGCATATTATACTTCACATCAATTTGTATATTGTTTTTATCAGATTTTATTATATTTCTAATATCATCTGACTGATATACATACTCAGGTGAAGCAAACATTAGGTAATTATTATCACTTATAGCTCTATTAGATTGTATCCAAGTATCATCTTCTTCTGCCTAGCTACTATCTGCGTACATTAACGTAGTGGTCATATATCCTGTAGGACATATATACTAGGTTTTATCGTAATTTTCATCTTCAGGATCTCTTTTGTGATAAATACGATAAGGAAATCCACCGAGACCTTCAGTGATTGTTATTCTATCTGCAAAACTTCTATCTACTCGTACTATCTCTATGGCACTAATCCCTTCTGGCAGTTCATTTATAGTAAAATCTATTCCGATTTGATATGTAACATAAAAGAATGTAGAAGAAATACCCCTGTGATTACTATTCGTAAGCTAGAACTTCGGATATAACACAGTTCCGCTTGTAAACTAATAACTATTTAATAAGTTTGTATTTGTAAATAAACTGACGTTGGTACTATCCAACATAGGACTCATTATATCAGCTATCCATTTTACAGACGATTTGTTTCCCTTTTCATCATAAAATATAGCTCCATATCTATATACTTCTCCCTATCTTAATGATTGTACAGAACTATTAAGTTCTTCCAGTCTATCAGCAGAAGTAAATTTATATCTGCGTCCCTCTCTATCTACAGCTATTGGATTTACATTATATTTCCACGATATATATCTACCAGATCCACCCAACTTGTTTGGTGTTTCTGCCTATCCTGTAGCATTACATATAAGCCAGTTATCGGGATTAAACTACATTATACTATCAGAATTCAACTATTTATTGTAGTTTAATAACTCGCCGTTATTGTAATCTCCAGTAGATACGCATCTTACGTCAGAATCATCTATTTTACTGTCAATATCGCTTTGTATATATTTTATATTTCCAGCAAATAAATAGTTGTTTTTTGATTCTATTACCGTTGGTATAAACTGCATTTTTACAGTTGCCAAGAATTCTGCAGCGTCTATAGATTGTACGTTTTTTCCGTCATCTAAGTAATCATACTCCGATAATATTTCATCATCGTATATAAGATTTACCAATGGCAACTAACCTACTTGTATGTAAGATACTCTATATATCTACATCATATTAGCAACCTCTAATGGAGCTTTAGGTAATGTTAACATCACAGATTTTGACGTAATATTGTCTGTTTCTGTGTAACCTTCATTTGATGTTTTATATATAGTAACCACATTACTCATTGGAGATATTTGAGTAGCAGCACCTCCAAGTCTATAATATCTATACGCGTACTAAACCTTTACTCCAGGAACTTGTCCTGCTGATTGAGATAAAGATGCTGTTATAGGCTATATAAATTCCTCTACACTCATAGCAATACTATCAATACCACTAAGAGCGGCAGGTGCTGTTCCAGTAAAATCTACATAAGGAGACAGGTTTATATACATGAGTTGATTTAACCCATCTGCTATATACAGTTTTATCAACTTATCATTCTCATATCTAGTTACAAGACTTAAATATTCTCCAAACAATTCTCCAGGTTTTGACTCATACGCGCAAACCCAGTTACTATTCTAGCTTGTTTTATGTACGTATACATTACTTTTATTGTTCTTATAACCAGCTACGACTATTATATCTCTAATAGACGTCATAGCTTTTATTGTTCCTCCTGGAAAAGGACTCCATCCTGTAGATTCAGTACCGTCAACTAATCTCAATTCACCACTATTACTATCTGTATTAGTGACAAGTCTTACATTTTTAGCATATCTATACTGACTATTATCCATCAACATATCGGACACATCAGTATTCATGCCCTTAGTAAAAGTATTTATTTGTTGATTGTTATTAATATCCATGATAATAGTCGTTATATGTTATTTCTTCTTTATTTAAATCTCTAAAGAATCTAGTATCTGCTTCATATTCAGGAATCAGTCTGTTCCAATCTCTCTTTATATTCTTCATATCGTCAGCTGTAGGCATCATAGCCTCTGCATAAGCTTGGTTACGATAGAAGTTCCATTGTTGCTGAATATAGAAATATGTGTCTCTAGAGAACTTTGCTGCATATTTAGAACCTGCTCCACTCAATGTACCAGACATAAACTTAGGGAATGCAAGCTTCATTACAACATACCAATAAATTGCCTCCTAGTAAGAAGTAAGATCTGGTATCAGCGGATAACCTCGCTCATCTGTAGCTATTGCTTTATATACTATTTTTACAAAGCCTTTATCCTTATTTGTTACAATCCAGCCAGGCTTAATAAAGTATTCAGGAGTCTTATTAAATTGTCCATTATCCATCATTCTGTTTATATACTTCATAGTATTTATTGTATACATCTATGACTATGAAGTTATACCTCTAGCCGGAATTGGGTTTTCAAGTACTACATTCTACTCTACAGCTTTATTCTCAAAATCATGCTCTGGAATGAATTGTGGAGCCGGCGTTGGTCTATGAGGTTTCTTATTATATTTGAGCATTGATGTACTCTTCGTCATAGGAATCCACGGACCGTTTTCCTTAGTAGAATACGCTAATCCATCTAATACGACAAGGTCTGCTGGAATGGGTACTTGATTATCCTAAATTGAAAATATAGGGGTACCATCTACCCCAGATTCTTTACTGATATACTACATCGGCGCACCAATCTTGTCTACGGCTTCAAATATCCATTCTCTGATGTCTGAGGTCCTATGCCTTACTTCAGTAGAATCTAAATCAGCCATAATTTTAGCAATGACTGATTCACACTTTATATAATTGTATATCATTTATATCCAAATAGTCTTGTTTGTTAAATATAAGTTGCGCTAGTCTACGCTTGTTCTATCTTACGAAACATAGTTGGTATTTATATCTGTCTGGGAATGTGCGAGGTATTTTAGACCAGTATAATCTATACTTATACCCATTCGAATGTTCATTCAAATGATATATTCGTTTGTCATATTCTCGACTAGCTTTGTAATCTATAGATAGGGACTTATCGTTAAGCGCTTTTGGTAAGTATTTACCTACCTGTATAAAGCCTAGCCCAAAAGGCATTTTAAAGCCGTCTGAGCCGTTTAATACCGCGTCTAGTATAATTCTGCACATTTCTTCCAATATGCGCTTATACAGCCCGTAATCTATCTCTATTGGCATTGTACGATACAGGTCCCTAAATGTTATAGATTTTTTATTCTTCATCGTCTTGTGGACCGTGTGGCTTTACACTAGCGAGTGTAGCATTATTACTATCATCGCTAGGTCTGTTAAGCATAAATGCCAATTCGTTCTTCATTATCAATTCTTTGATTGGTGGTACCATCCACCCAGGGATCATAACGTCATCCTCATCAGGTGCATCTGGATCGTCTCCATCTTCTATTTCAAATGGAATCTCTTTCAAATACAATACATATACGTATTCTAGCTACCCTTGATCTACTAATCCCTATACATAAATATGGCCGTCATTCTTATAATGAGCGGTCATCTCTCCGAACGTATACTTTCTCCAGTAAGCATAATGTCTACGCACATGATTCATATACTATATATTCTCACCGAGCATATCGTGCACAGCTAGAATACTGCCTTCATTGTTATCAAGTACGTTTTCAAGCGGTTCTTCAGTACGCTTTGTATACGTAGGAACCCCATCGTCTTGAGGTTCTATTTCCACAAGCTTCAGGGGTCCTACTTCTACACGAGAGATAAACTCATTATCTTCTGCAGTCTCATCATCCAATGCGCCTTGTTTTCTAGCAAGTTTACGCTTATCTAATTCGTCTTTCCAGATCTTTGCGCCATACTATTTAATCCAAGCGTGAATATGAGCTCTAGAGAAATCTTCACTCTCGCTAATATTATTATTTCTTACCATGAGAAGAATATCATCTGTGAGTGTCTTGAGTGAAATCTTCGCCATGTTTTTCTAATCGTTCTTTCTCTAAAATGAAGTACGCTATTTGTTCGTGGGTTAGATTGTTAACCCACTCTTCTGCGTACTTTCTGTACTTATTGTGGTTGTTAAACATAAACCTACGAATCAAATATTCTCTCATTTCGTTGTTACTTCAATTACTTTAACGTCATCGGTTTGTATGATGTCGTTAGTATTCTTTATTTCGTACCTAGTAGTCTTAACTTTCTTAAAATCTAAGGTAAACAGCCTCTTAAAGAAGTTCTTCTTATTCTTGTAGTGCTTTTCAGTATACACATACAAGTACTAAGTATTCTGAATCTTTAATTTTATACTAACAGTATCTTTGCTTATAGCATAGTATACTGAAGTAAGATCATTGAACTATATACTATCATTGTATATAGTATCTTTCAACATAGTAGTAATATCCTACTTTATCTCTTTACTACCAATAACGTCTATAGTCTAGGTTTGCGTTGCAGCAGTTTTTACATGTTTTGCTTTTATCTTCAATTTATCCCTAACACTATCCAATTGGTGTACAAGATTGTCATTGTATTGTTGTAACTCATTTACATTAAGCTATAAAACATTATTGGCCTACTAGGATCCCTATAAGGAACCCTAATAGGCCTCAATGTTGTTCTAAGCCATTTCTAGGCTTTCTGACAGCTTTTTATTCTTGTGGTATAAAGTTATCCCCCAACCCAATAAAAGTGCCACAGAGAGGCCTAAAATGGCCCGTATAAGCTTATTTCCATGAGTCACTAGTAAACCTAGTATCCCCATTTCTTACCATCTATCTTAATTCGCTATATTTTCCGTTCCAATACATAGTAACTCCGAAGATGCTGGCCGCATAGATCAGCGTCTGAGCTACATAACCAAGCACTCCATTTGTAATATCTCCTGAATCAAAATACTGTATGAATGTAAGAACTATGCCGCTAGCAAGAGAAGCTACGGCAGTAGTATATTGAACAATATCTTTCCAGTTTTTCATAATCAATCTTCATCGTACCATCCAGCGATATCATCGAGGTTTATAGATACTGGGGTGTTATCAGTTCTATTAAGTATTATATTAGCTCCTGAAGTGGTTCCTTCTGTTACATAAATATCATCAAATATGGGTTCTATTTCACTTCCAGGATCTGTACCCTCATCTCCCACAGGAGGTTCTACATTAACCGACAGTATTACACCAGTATCAATTCCTTCTTCACTAGTAGAAACTAGCTCGAATACATCTGGAACATCTGCTTGTATTGTTTTAATATTTTCCACATTATAGCCAGGATAATATATTTCTGCTACTATTACTAACTTATATACACCTGTAGCAAGCTAATGGTTGGCTGGAAAATAAACATAAATTACATTTTGCTGTTGCGTAGCCTTACATGCAGCTTTGTATTGAATACGTCTAGCTATTGCAGCAAGCTCCTTGTTACGTTTTGTATACGGTTCTACACCAAACCCACTGTATACGTGGCTAGCGTTTATTGGAAACGCATTATAAGTAGGCATCCCACATCCACACAAACACCACGGAGTGGTATTATAACAATGTGAAAATGGTTCTATTGGAAATCTCCCAATAAACTTAGGACGCTCATTTAACTTAGCCTCATATTCAGCTACTTTAGTTGTATTTACAAGATACGCAGTAACTTTTCTTACAGCAAGCGTATCGTCCCCTTCGAGGACTTGTTTACGAAGATCTACAGCAAGACGAATATCATTTCCTATTCTTATTTTCTTCATAATGCTGTATTTATGAAAAAAGCTAGAGACGGGCAGTAGCCCTACCCTAGCTTAATTCAGTTTATATTAAGGGTTAGCTGGCTCGGTGAGTGAGTTCTCAGTTACGATACCACTAACACGGTTAGAAAGTGCCTCGATAGCTGCAGCGTTTGCAGAGATACCTGAAGTCTGTGTAGAATCTGCGCTAGAGATCATGCCGTTTACAAATGCATCGAGAACAGCCTGAAGAGCTGCAGTCTTTACAGAGTAAACCTCAAGAACCTGCTTTGTCTTACGCTGAATGTCATCAGCAGCACGATACATGTTCTCGAACTCGAGAGTAATAGCATTGTAGTGCTTATCGAGCTCAGTCTCCATGTCAGGCTTGATGATAGGCCATGTGCCCTCACCACGGTTCAGGATACCCAGGTAACCCATAGCCCATGCCTCACGATCGCGAACGAGCTTAGCAGAAGCAGGATATGTCTTACCAGGAGTCTTGGTGATAGTAGCGCCTGCAGGGAAGTGCTTATTCTTTGACTCCCAACCATCAGCCTGAGGATCAGTCCAATACATATTAGCATTGAAACGAACCTTATTAGCTACGTTCAGAGTATCTACTGCATCGTCATCATCATAAGGAAGAGCAACGAGAGTAAGTACACCAGAAGCAGCAGAAGCAGATACACGAGCACGCTTCCACTCCTTGTTGATCATGTTAGCGATACCAGTTGCCATTGTAGTAGCTGTCTCGCCGTCACTTGTGGTATACTCATAGCTCTCAGTCCACTTACGATAGCGATGAGGCATATCCTTATAGGTAAGCTTAACGATCACGCGCTTGCCAGCAGATGACAGAATCTTACCGCTGCCAATTTCTGAACAAGATGACAGATCAATTACTACGGTATCCTCAGTATCAGCAGCATATGACAGAGAGTTGAAGCTCTTGATATCAGCAGCCTTGATCTGATTTGACCACTTTACGATTGGCTGGTATACAGTAGAACCATTAGGCATACGAAGAGCCAGGTTCTTCTTTGTTACAATACCAACCTTAATGGTATTGATGTTTGCAGCGTTAGCAGCTGTAACCTCATACAGCTTGTTTGAAGCTACGTTTGCATCACAGTTCATGATAATGAACTTACCTGCGTCACTTGACGGAGTGTTGAGTGCACTAGCGTTGGCAGGAGCTGCAGAAAGCAAATTGCTATCACTGTTCAGGTTGCTAACGAGTACGGTTGTTACGTAATTTAACATAATTTAATTTTAATTTTTTTCTACTCCCCCTATATTTCTATGTCTAGACCTAACTAGCTGGGGTTTCCACGTTAAAAATTCTTATTCTTGTGTTAATACTTCAGCGGTTATAGTTTTGTAGCGAGGATCAGATTGATTCTCTATATACATCTAAGCTGCTATTTTAACTATTTCCTACCAAGTATAATCTTCAAAGTCCGTGTAATCTTTATACGGATCTTTATTTGTTATTTCATCGGGAATCTTAAGGAATCCCAACGTATATGAATCTATTTTATACTTCTTATCAGTAAGAAGTCTAAATCCTCTTCTGGTCCTGATACGAAGTGGACGCGCCTTATGAAAACGATAATGAAAGTCTGTGAGCTTATTATTCACACGATACATAAAACTATCTGCAGTACATTCAAATACACAAGCGTCAGTTTGATTCTCTCCGTTTGTATCTGAGATAATAATATCCTCATTTAATGCGAACATCATATTTTTAGGATATAAATACTCATATGAGTCGTATAAAGGATGGCTTGTATCTTCTCCTATAAAAATAAGAATGTTATCTTTAGGATCGTCTGTAGAGTGAGTATATACATCTCCATAGTGGACATCTGATTCATCCTACCATTGATCAGAATACGTTTCGTTTCTTTGTGTGTATATATTCTCATCTAAGTCTAAGAACTCTTGATCCTAGTCCGTATACACTCGCTCTTCTTCCAAAGACCTTTGTCTAGTTTTTATAGTACATTCTGTGAACAAGTGTACAAGATCTCTAGTACGCTTCTCGTTCTATTCGTATGAAGTTCTTTTGGGCGCGTTGCCATTAAACCTATCTTTTACAAACTTGACTACGCCTTGGTTAATCCAATACAACGAATCGTCTGTAAGTGGTTTGGCCATCGTGTCGTCTAACTTGTTTATTTCAAGTTCAAACGATGCTAATATATCAACCCCTCTCATACTTAATCTTCGTCTTCGTTTTTATTGCGCTTATTGTTTTCTTGTTGCTACTTTAGAAGCTGTTTCTTTCTAGCTTCAGCGCCAGCTACATATTGCACATACAAATCTACAGCTCCAGTTACCAAATCATCAAATGCGTCCAACGGGAGTTCGCATGGAATAGAATCCATGATGTTGAAATGTTTAGGCTGCTTATAGTATAAAACCTTTATTCCACTTACTTTAGTATACCTATCATAGATGACACTTAAAGTAGGATTACCAGATTTATAAGTATTTAATACTGCTGCAGGATATCTCAATATTCTCAAACTGTCATGTGGAGTTTCTATAAGTTTCCACACATCGTTTTGAGAAGAAAGCATGTTTGGAATTACTCTGATTGCACTATGTGAAGAAGATGATTTAGACCTAAAACTAAATGTTTCTGTTACTTTAGATACACTTCTGAGATATAAATAAAAATCATCTGGAAGTGTATAAGTAATAGATCTAGCTGTATCTACTATACTAATTCCGTTTGGATCTATGACACCAGCAGTATTGTCCTATGCTTGACTTACTGGAATCTCAACTGCTTTTAACATGCTTTGGAGTATACTTTCCACATGAGCAGAAGCTTTAGATCCGGCAGGAATATTATCAAGATTTCTATATATCTCATGTATATACTTATCTTGATATTGATTTAAGAATGAGAATATAGTATCTGTATCAAGTTTATCGACAAACTCTGTCTCCGGTATCATGATTTGAACTCTTCTCTCGAATTCAACACCTAATTGTCTAGTCTGTTCTATTGTCATGCTTCAAGCCCTCTCATATTAAGTTTTGAATTAAGCCTTTGAGACTCTACGTTTTCTAATGCAAATGAGACAGCCAGGGAAATGAGTTCCTCTGCTACAGTATCATTACATTCAAATTTGTATAATTCTTTTACAGCAGCTGCATTAGAATCTGGGCAATCAAAATAACTAACATCTATTGCGTTATTATTTACAAATACGTTTGAATCTAAGTCTTTTACAAATGTATTTGGTTTACGTATATAAACAAGATGAGCTGTTTTGTTTTGCTATACCAACGGAGCGTTCAATAAGTCATACACTACTTTAGCAGTTCCGTTTTCTAAGTATACAACTGGTATCTTTATCCAAGGCATGTTGTATGGAGTAATATAAAACTTCTCCGCCATTTGATGTGAAACAAGTCTTGTTGGAATTAATCTAGTTGTCTTATTGTCAAACGGGTTTCTATTGTGCGCCGTATCATTTGCTGGTTCAGAATTATTAGCCCCGTTTATACCAGTTACTTGTTGAACTAAATATAACTGAACAAAATATAAAAAGTCTGAAGGCAAATTAAGCGTTGCGATATTTGCAACATTTACAGCTGCTTCGTTGTCATCAGAAATAAACTTAGGATGACTGTGAACCAACAACGGCTGTAAGTCAGAAACAGATTTGGTATCTGATTCTATAGTAGATCTCCTAACATTATTCCCAGTAACTTTCTGCGCAATCAATGCGTTATATGCTTTATCTAAGACGGTAGCAACTTCATATTCGGTCAACGATGGATATGACGAAGTAACATTAGCCTTGTCATATTCTATCATGAATTTAGTATATATGTCTTTATGCGTCATATCTCATGTTTTGATCGTTAGATCACTTATTTTTTGTCTCGTTTATGATTGTAAGCTTCAAGTCTTGATTCTTCTTACTATCCAAATATGCAATTGCATCAGCAAGACTGTCAGCAAACATATCTGTACCATAGAAGTAATGCGTCTTATCTTTTCTAATAACACCTTTAGCAATAGCTTGCTCAAGCAAGAACTCAGTATCTTTGGACTTATTGTTGATCCACTTATCAAAGAACTTCTTAGGATTCTTATCAATCATATTAAACAAAGTAGATTCAACAAGTTCATTAGACATACGATCTGCAGACATACCAAACAAACGCAGACACTGGCGCATTTGGTCAAGTGAAAGGCTATCAAATTCTTTAATAGCATCTCTGCGAAGTTTATTCTGTTTATTCTGCTCAATTGCTTCTGCCTCACGGTTTATCAGTAAGTAATCCTTACCTGCATCAAGCTTATCAAGTGAAGTAGCCACTCTCTTATGACCACTAAGGAACTTAATCATCATTGCCTGACGAGGAATAGAATCGTCGAGGAGCATAGTGCGAGCACCAACCTTTATACAGAATGTTGTCCAAAAGTCAGATGACTTTGCAAGGTGACCCTCTTCATAACCTAAAGCTTTTTCAAAATATCTCTCATCTTCTGGGGTGAGACCCGTATAAATCGACCCGGAGCGTGTAAAATAAGGAGCAATGTAATCAAAGCAGTTCCTATACTTTATAAAATTACCCCAGGGATTCTTCTTCTTAATTTTTAATTCAACTACCATAATTTACATTAGTTGTTGAGTATCGAACAGGGGGTCTTTCGACCCCCGTCGAATACTTATATTTTAATATTACGCACCAATGGTGAACATACCGTCATTAGAGATCTCTGTATCCTCTGCATCGCAGTACAGAATACCGCAAGACAGCGGGTTACGAACCATAATACCAACCTCGCCGAGGAAGTGTACCTGGTAACCATCACGGCTGTTAGAACGCAGCGTGTTGATGCTGTTAGCGTAACCGTTAGGAGCTACAGAACCGCCAGTGTACCACTGAACGAACTCACGACCCTTACGACATACCTTAACGATGTTAGCCTGACCGTCGAAGTTGCTGATGTTTACGAACAGGAATGTGTAAGACATCAGTGGCTTACCAGTCAGCGGGTGCAGCTGACGGAAGAGCTCCATGTTGTCGAACATAGGACAGCGCTTCAGAGACAGCGTGATGCCGTTAGTCATGTTGTAAGTAGTGAACTGACCACCCAGAGTCAGGTTCTGACCAGAACCACTAACAAAGATGTTGTCAGTCAGGTGGAAGCTAGCTACCTTCTCCTTCAGGATACGGTCGAACTCACGAATACCCATCTCACCAGTCAGAGCAACGAAACGACGCTCGTTGGTACCCAGGATGTTGTAGCAGAGATCGAACAGGTAATTCTCAAACAACTCAGCTGTAAGAGTTGTGTAGTAACGAATGTTAGCTGGAGAAATCTGCTCGAACAGACCACTCATCGTAGGAACGGGACGACCATTTGTACCCTTGTTGATGTATGTACCATCAGCCAGACGGTTGCTCTTAGCGAACAGGAGAGCTGTCTCCTCACGCTTCTTCCACTCACGGAGAGCCTTCCAGTACTGATAATCAGACCACAGATAAGACTTCTTACCGGTCTCGGGATCGGTCAAAGCGATCGTCAGAACGGTGCTGTAAGCATCACCAGTAATATCGTAAGTCAAACGAAGATTCTGGAGGTGGTTACGCATCTTAAATGGAGTCTGATAGTTGATGATATCAGCCTCGTCGCTGTACTCCTCGTAAGCAGAACCGATACGGCTTACCTGACGACCAGGAAGCAGGAACTCACCAGGAATGTATGAAGCCTGTGAACCATCTACTACATAGCACTCGTATACCCACTCGTTACCATCCTGATAAGGAAGACCGGTTGTACGAACCTGGAAGTGGAAATCGTCGAAGCTAAGAATAGCACCAGGACCAAACCAACGCTCCTCAAGAGCGAGGTAGATAGTGCTGTTGTTCAGACCAGGAGTGATTGTGTTATAGTTGCTAGTGGTGATCTCCTGACCATTCCACTTAGCCCAGCGAATATTAACAGCGTGATCGCCATCAACTTGTACTGCCCACTCGAACTCGCGGTTCTCGATGATCATAGTCTTACCCAGACCGCCAGTGATCAGGTCGATAGTAGTTGAAATACCATCATCCTTTGTACCGAAAATCAGTGAAAGCAAACCTGATACCTTGTGAGGCTCGGTCAGCAGTGCATTAGAAATCATGTTCTCATCTACCAAGTCGCTAAAACGCTTACCGCGATACAACTGGAGATTATTAAGTAAAGTATTATTCATATATGTTTAAATCTTTATTAAACGTCAGAACAACCCATTGAGCAGGTCTGTTGCTGACTTTTGTTTTTCGTCGGCATTAAACGTGCTATGATTCTTAGCACTGTGCCTCAGCATATTCCTAAGTTTATCAGCAGCGGATGACTCTCCAGTCTTCTTGGCAGTTGAAATAAGACTATCAGCCTTCATTGTAAAGTATGCCGATTCGATCAGGTTCTTTGACAGATTTTTGTTAAAGTCTTTTGTATATTGAGACTGTCCGTTCTGATCTACCTTGAAGATATAATCAAACAAAGCTTTACGATCTTCTTTAGGAACAGCTATGCCGCGTATATTAGTAAGACTATTGATGTCTTTAGTTACGGTATCAAAGAAGGCTTTTGATTGCTCTTCTTGCTATTTAGCAGCTTCCTCTTGTTGACGTGCAGCTTCTTCTACTTCTTGCTGTCTAATCTACTTCAATCTGTCAAGTGCATCCTCCGCTTCATCATACAGTACATCGCTATCCTCATATCTAGTTATCTTTTTATTTATTTGTTCATCTGAGTAGCCTGCACGCTGCATGAATTCGCGTAATACTGCTTTTTGATTTGTTTCGTCTTC